GAGGTCAACCGGCCGCAACGGTTACCAAAGTGCCGCCACCGGCCCCGAAACAGGCCAAAATCTCGAAGTTCGAGCAGTATCCGGACATTCCGTGGCGCCAGCTCGACAACCCTATGGTCAGAATGGCGGACAGCATCTTCACCGACCGTATCAACTGCTGGTCTGAGCTGAAGCGCCTTGAGGCCATCACACAGGGCGAAATCACGGATTTCGATACTCTGGCCGACATTGTCAGGCTGGCCGCAAGGCTGGAGATGTGCTTCAATGAACTCCGGAGCTTCAACAATACCGGGAAATTCCTCGGCAAGCATCCGTTCATTTCCTCCAGGGATGAGCGCTCGCGTATTTTCGACATCCTCAGGCGGAACCCGGAGGAATACTTCCAGGAGAGGAAGAACGTGGAACTGAACATATCGCGGTACAGCTCGCAGGTGAACAGCCCCAAGCTGGCCGGGGAGAAGAAGGAGAAGGCCAAGACCAATCTGGAGAAATTCCAGGCGCTCCTGCAGGTCTTCAAGGATGTGTTCGATGAATTCGTAAAAGGAAAATGAAATGGAAATCAGGACGCATGACGAGGAATTCGTCGCAAGGGTGAAGGACTTGGCGGTAATAGGGCTCTATCCTGTCCAGATAGCGGAAAGGATGAACCTCATGGGCCGGGAACGGCTTGAATTCCTGATGGACATCTGCTCGAAGAAGCACCCTCTCCATAAGGAGTATCTCATATCCCGTTCTCACAGGGAGGACGATATGGAGGCTGCATTGACGGAGATGGCCGCGGCCGGGGACATCGACGCGCTGGAACTTGACGCGAAACTCACCTGGAGGCGCGGGGTGGACAATGTTAAGAAAGAATTGTTTGACGTATGATTGACAGATTGGCACTACTTGAGAGTTACAAGGCGGATGACATCCAGTTCTTCCTTCAGCACAGGAAGTCGGATGTCATTGTCGCAGATATGCAGACGTACATCCTCCAGCTGGACAGTATGTCGAGGCTCTTCCACTACCACAAGCACAACTATTCCAGGGCCGTCGAGAGTCTGAGGAAGGAGTGGCCGTCGCTTACCATCGCGCAGGCGCGGGAGATCTACCGTGACGCTCTGGAGTATTTCTACCAGGACGACGGCATTTCCGCCCGTGCCTGGGATCTGAAGTATGCCGATGCCTATGACGACCTCGCGAGAGTGGCCATCAAGGCCGACAAACTGGCCACGGCCAAGGCGGCGCTCGACAAGGCGCACGAACTGAGAACCAAGCAGAGGGAGCAGGAAAATCCCCAGTGGCAGCCGCCTGTCTATCTGGTCAACATCAATGTCAAGCCGGAGGATCTCGGCTACCAGTCGCAGAAGCTCATGGACATAGCCAAGCGTGCCGAGGATGCCCAGTACAAGGAACTCATCCTCGGGCTTGAAACTACTGAGGCGGAGAAGAAGAGGCTGCTTCTGGACGCCAACATATCACCAGACATCACTGACAATGGAAACACAGCAGACGAACAATAGCGCCCCTGACTACATCGAGATGTATCAGAACAGGGTGCAGGCACTCGTGAACATCATTGACCCGAACAAGCTCTTCGCCGTCATCGGCCGAGGCGGCGGTAAGACCTCGCATATCTCTACACGTCGCATTCTGAGGGTTGCCCAGGAGATGCCGAGGGAGACATCCATCATTTCACACAAATCATTCGTGGCGCTCTTCACCAACGTCATCCCGACCATCCTGGAATCCTTCCGGACAGAGGTCAAGATGCCGGACGGGACGGAGCGCCCGATGCTTATCGAGGGATGGGATTACGTGGTCGGGGAGAAGGATCTTCCCAAGCACTTCCAGGCTCCGAGGTATCCGCTCTTGAATCCGGAGCGCACCATCGTGTTCGCCAACGGCTCTGTCCTTCAGGCGGTGGCCGTGGACAGGGCCGACTCCATCGCCGGCCGAAGCATCGTCCACGCCTTCCTGGAGGAGATGAAATACAGTGACGGCGAGAAGGTCAGGACGCGAATCATCCCGGCCATCCGTACATCCCGCATCGGCTCCGGCTCGGATGCCTTCAAGTCTCATCTCCACGGCGGTATCACGGGCGTATCCGACATCGGGCGCGTCTCCATCGGTGAAAATAACTGGTTCATGGACTACGAGAAGGAGGTGGATCCTCAGCTCGTGGCCGATATCGTGACGCTCTCGCTGATGCTCAATGACTGTGAGGTGAATCTTCACAATGGCGTGAAAACCCGCATTTCGGAGGCCAAAATCGCCAAATGGGGGCCGCTTCTGTCACAGCTCCGCAAACGGTGCACGTTTTTCATTCGTGCATCGACCTTCGTGAACCGCGATGTGCTCGGGCTTGATTACTTCCGCACCCAGAAGGAGATCCTGGACATGGGCGAGTTCCTGTCATCCATCTGTTCCATCGGCGACAGGAACCGTGACAACCTGTTCTTCGAGCTGTGGGATGAGGAGAAACACACGTACAGCGACAGCTACAAGTATGAAGTCATTGACAAGCTGAACCTGAAGGAGTCTTTCACCGTCACTGCCGACCATCTGAAGTATTACGAACCTGCCCAGAAGCTGCTGCTCGGCTACGATCCCGGCAGTTTCTCTTCAGTGGTGAGCGCCCAGATGGACAGGAAGGCCAATACCCTCAGGATACTGAAGGAGTTTTTCGTATATCCTCCGGAGGATGCCGAGGATCTTGCAAGACAGATAAACGCATTCTACTCCGACGCTTCCAGGCTCAAGATGATAGATTTGTATTACGACCGTGCCGGCAACAAGCGCAACAAACAGTATGAACGTGACGCGGAGACGGATGCGAAGAAACTGAAGAAGGCGCTGGAGCGGTATGGCTGGCGCGTGAAGCTGATTAACCTCGGGCAGGCCACCATCTACCACTGGCAGCATTACAGGCTTTGGAAACGTCTTCTGGCCGAGTCCGAGAGGAATGTGCCGCGCATCCGGATTGACTCGAACGAGTGCCCGAATCTCGTGTCGGCGATGTACTGCTGCAAGAAGGTGGTCGGCTCCACTCCGGTCGAGCTGGACAAGTCTCCGGAGGTAAAGGTCCGCATCGATCTGCAGGCCGGTCTGACGCCTCAGATTCCGTCAGCTTTGACGTATCTGGTGTGGGGTTTATTCGAAAAATACTTCCCTGGAGTGCGAAATTATACCTCTGCAGGGGGCATTTCTTCCAATTTTTCGGGCTAAAGTTGGGGGTTTGTGTTATTCTGAAAATGGTCATTCGGCTGGGTATCAGCGAGTTGACTGAAAAATTTGTGGCCTTTTCTGAAAATCTGCGGAAGAAAAGCGCGGCGCCGCTAAGTTTTGGGTTTGTAATGCAAGGTGGCAAAACGACTGAAATATGACGGATTCTGTCCTTTGCCGGCGCCTTCTGAAGGGCTACCTTCGTGTCAAATTCAAAGCGATGGATACTATCAAGGGCAGTGTTGCATTACAAAAGGCCGAGGTCCTGTCAAAGGCCGGCGGAACATTCAACCTGGCATTCTTCCCGTACTCAAGGACGAAGAAGCCTGGCGCTTCTTCCGTGCCTCTGAAGATGTTCTCAGGATGCACGATGCGCAAGCCGCTGCCTCACGACAAATTCGACATCGACGGCAAGAATTATTTTCTCTTCCTCACGTCTGACGGCCAGCCGCGTTCCTGCTACAGGGCGCTCATCAGGGCGATAGGATTCAGCGATGAGGACAACAAACTATATAGAGTGAAGTGGTATGATTAAGTTCGGCACATACACGGGGCATGGTTATGCCCTCACATACCAGATCGGAGAAGCGGAGCCGGCGGCATCCTTGACGGGGAGCGGGCGCGGAACCGAATCTGACGGTCAGGCGGCCCTTTCCGCAAGAAGGATGGGCGCATATTATTATTGGCCGGCAGGGGTGAACAATGATGATCCGGACGTGTGTGCCGCTCTCATCAAGGGAAACCGTCTCCTGCCATCCCTCATCGAGAAGCAGGTGGCCATCCTGTACGGAACCGGCCCGATGCTCTTCCGGGAGGAGACAGGCGATGACGGCACTGTCAGCCGCAGATACCTTCAGGATCCGGAGGTGCAGGCGTGGCTTGAAGGCTGGAAGCGCAACGGCCTTCCGGATTCATACAAGGAATATCTCATCAAGTGCATACGCTCCTACTATTACAGCGAGGGCATCTTCAGCCAGTGGCAGCTTACCCGCGGCACTATGGCACATGTTCCCGGAACGCTTCCTGTGGCAGGTTTGAGGCACATATCTGAACTGCGTGCCAGACTTGCCACAGCCAAGGACATCTCCCGCAAGACGGACGTCGGGCAGATGGATTTCGATTGCGTGCTTGTAGGCAATTGGGGGCGGACGACATCCACGAACAATTACGACGTATATCCGAAATTCAACCCTGTCAAACCTTTGCAATGCAACGGTGCCATCTCATACAGCCGCAATGCGGACTATGACAATGACATCTATGCCACCAATGTATTCTTCAACGGTGTGCGTCAATGGATTATAGGTTGTAATGCAACTCCGTATTACATCAATTCGTTCCTGGAGAATGCCCTTTCCGCGCGTCATCACATCATCATCCCGAATGCCTGGTACAATGCCAAGAAGGAAGCTCTTGAAGAGCTCTGTCAGATGAATGCGGAGCGGAAGGCCGGCGGCGCCAAGGATGGCGAACTCATTACCGTGAAAGTGGGAAGCGAGACTCTGGAGATAGGTACGGAATACAGCGAGATGCTGCTTGAAAAGTATGTGAACCTGGAACTGCGTAACCTCACGTCTTTCCTTGCCGGACGCGGAAAGAACCAGGGGAAGACCTATGCGACCCGCTCGTTCATGAATGAGAACGGGGACATCGAGCAGTGGAAGATCGAGGAGATTCCCCAGAAGTACAAGGAATATATCGAGGCGTTGATTTCCGTGGACAAACGTGCCGATATGGTGCTGCTGTCCGCCAAGGGCATTGACCCGTCGATTTCGAATATAACCTCCGACGGCACCATCAGCAAGTCAGGCTCCGACGCGTATTACAACTATATCATATATCTGACGCAGCAGGCAATCCCGGACAGCGTCGTCTGTGCCGACCTGAATGAGGCGATTGCACTGAACTTCCCAGAGAAGTATGCCGATGGTATCCGCATCGGATTCCACCGTCCTGCAGTGCAGCGCCAGGAGGATGTGTCACCGGCCAACAGGATGGCCAACCAAAATGAGCAATAGTATGACAGCAGCAGAAATCTTCCCTGACCTCGGGGAATTCCAGAAATACAGTGACGGTATGGTTGCCGACACTTCCATCGGCCAGCTTATGCCATCCATCAGGACGGCGGTGCATGATGTGGCCGGAATCATCTCCCAGAGCGTGTTCGATGCCGTCCTTGACGGCGGGCAGGAAGAGCCGGGGGAACTCCTGAAGACGGCCGTCGCCTGTAAGGCGTCATACAAGTATCAGATCTTCGCCACGAGCAAGAAGAACGGCTCCGACGCATCGATGTACAAGTACCAGCACGAGGAGATGAAGTCTCACCATCTGGAATCATACTGGGCTGCAATGGACAGGCTGCTGGACTGGCTCGATGCGAATCCTCAGACCGGAGGATGGCAGGAGACTTCCGAATATAAGGGACGGATGGCTCTTCCGGTGAAGAGCGCCTCTGAGTTTGATTTTTATTTCGGCATAGGGAAAAGTTCACTGTTTTTTCACAAAGTTCTGTATCTCGTCCGCCAGACCTGGGGGCAGGAGATTCTTCCGGCGCTTCCTTCCGATGTTCCCGAGAGGATGATGGAGCTGGCCAAGCAGGCGCTGTGCTATAAGGTGATGGCGCTGGCCGTGATGCAGTTCGACGTGACGGAACTTCCTCGTGCCATCCGATACGATGACAGCCACGAATATTCCAAATCGAGCAACCCCCAGCAAAGGGCCAATCTGTATAACCAATTTATGGCCAAATATACCTCATTGATGTCGTCAATCGAGCGCCTGAAGGCTGTGGGAGGCGGAAAATCGAGTTTTGGAAGTGACCAGACAGAGGACCAGAAATTTTATTCAGTGCTATGATCAAGCTGAAAATAAACAATCATACATACGCGGTTCCTTCCAAATGGGAGGAGTGTGACGCACCTACGTTCGTGAGGCTTTCGAAAGCGATGTGGAACTTCGAGAACGGACACACTGATTTTGAGACATTCAAAATTGAGATTGTGGCCGCCTGTCTCGGCATTGACATCCCTTCCACCCGCCTGACGGATTTTCTCGGTGTGAACTTCTTCACTCTGTCCGGGCTTCTGACGTTCCCGTACAGGCTTGTGGCGAATAGCGACGGAAGCGAGACGGCGTACATCGACATCGAGATGAAGAGGAATCTCTTCCCGTCGGCTGACGGATACAGATATGAGACCGACAAGGCCGGGGTGATAGACTGCACTCTCACGGCAGCCCAGTACACGGCCGGCATCAGTCTGGTAAATCTCCAGAGCGGATATGTCCGCGCATACAGGGAGGACGAGGCGCTTGAAGTCCTTGACCCGCTTGTGAGGCTTCTGTATTCAGGAAAGTGCGGTTTCAGCGTGTATGAGAGGATAGCGGTGATGTATAATTTCAGGGGAATCCTGGAATCCATCCGTCGTGATGAGAGCTATTCGCTGGTGTTTAGGAAGGCCGGGCAGAAGGCGGAGGCGAATCCGGTCGGAAGCAACAGCGGCATCTTTGCATTGACGAAGGCAGGATATGGGGATTTCGACGCTGTGTCCAGGATGGATGTTCATTCGTTCCTTTCTGCGATGGTCCAGCAGACGGTGGACAGCATCCACACCCTTCAGGGTTCGGGGATGAAGCCGGGCAAGATTGCCGACAAGCTTAATCTTTCCGTCGAGCAGGTGCTGCCGTTCACAAGCATAACTGAAGAGGAGGAATGATATGATCATACTTGACATTATCAAATACTTTGCGGCGTTCGTGCCGAAGGACGCCCTCAGGAGGACGTTCAGGGCACCGGACGGAAAGCAATACAGGGCGCTGATGGACGAGGTTCTCTCATCCGGGGCGGACAGGGTGCAGGACGGCATCACCGACTTTATCTTCGGTACCGATGCGGACAAGCTTGCCACCGTCATCACTTCCGTGACCGGCATATACCTCTTCGTAGAGTACGACAGGGTGTCCAGCACCATCGATGCGACCAGCGACCGCAAGGATGACCGCTTTCATGTGGCTGTCACGGTGGCCTGCCCTGTTCCGGACGCGGCCGACCTGGTGGGCGCGGCCATCACGCAGGACAGATGTCTTGAGATTATATCCTCCATACGCCGTGTTATGAGGAATGATGATGACCTGAAGCGTGGTATCGCTTGGATGGACTACCCTGCCACGCTGACGGTTTTCTCATCGAAGGCTCTTGCCGCCTCACAGGGATGGAGTATGGAGTTTGACATATACGGTATAGATATAGTGTAGATTATGACAAGGGAAGAAGCAAAGCGGTATATCGACGGCAGTCTGCCGGTTCCGCGCAAGATCACTGACATCATCATCCACTGTTCGGCCACCATCGAGGGGAAGAATTTTTCTGCACGGGACATCGATGTCTGGCACAAGAGCAGGGGGTTCCGCAAGATAGGATATCATTTCGTCGTGCAGTTGGACGGGAATATCGAGCCCGGCCGTCCTCTGACCGAGGTCGGTGCGCACGTCTCCGGCCACAACAGCAATTCAATCGGAATCTGCTACATCGGCGGACTGTCCAGGGAGCGTGAGAGCAAGGACACCAGGACTCCGGAGCAGAAGGAGTCGCTGCTGTTCCTGGTCAAGGCCCTGAAGGCGGCCATCCCTACGGTCACAAAGGTGGCCGGACATAGGGATTATTCCCCGGATCTGAACGGTGATGGCGTCATCGAACCGCACGAATGGATAAAGACCTGTCCGTGTTTCGATGCCACGAAAGAATACTCTGGTTGTTAGGCCTAAGTATATGTGTTTTTGGTAGCCCCGGGCCGTGATGGTTCCGGGGTTTTTCGTACCTTTACAGAACCAAAAACATACGAATATGAAGAAAGAGACTAAAGAAAGAATCAGGAAGTCGCTCGCCCAGCTTGAGCGTGCCCTGGATGAAAGGAATGAATATATGGCTGCCCGCAGGGCATATCTTTTTCGTGATCCCAGGAAAAAGATCCTGCCGAGCTGACGTTTTTTCGTCAGGTGCAAGTTTTTTATCATTTTTTGCATTAAATTTGCAACGCAAAAAAGAAATTCTATTTTTATGCTGAAGAAAGATTTTCAATACTATCTGGATAACCAGGCTGAATTGGTTAAGAAATACAACCATCGGTTCCTCGTAATAAAGGATTGCCAGGTGGTTGGGGATTTTGATAGTCACGAAGAGGCCCTCTTCGAGTCTTCCAAAAAGTATGAACTTGGAACATTTCTTATCCAGGAGTGTACGGAAGGCGACAGTGCATATACACAGACGTTCCATTCGAGAGTAATGTTTGTGTAGTATGGCTCCAAAATCCTTTACCGTAGAATATCCAGGGATGGCTCAGTGCCTCCAAACCAATTGTGGCGTTTCGCAAGCATACGATCCGAGGTTTCAGCCTGGTGTGAAGCCTCCCCAGATGATTGAGTATCCTGCATTGTGGGATACTGGGGCTATGGGATCTGTCATTGACAAGTCGGTTGTTCAGCAACTTGACCTCAAGCCGACAGGAAACGCCAGAGTTTTTCACGCCAATGGAGAGGCCATTGTCAATACATATTCCATCAGCATAGCTCTTCCGAATGGGGTCACATTCCCGACAGTCAGGGTGACTGAAGGTTGTCTGAATGGTACGAAAGTGCTGATAGGTATGGATATCATATCGGTAGGTGATTTCGCTGTTACTTGTAAGGGCGGGAAAACCAAGTTCAGTTTTCAGGTTCCGTCAACCCACGACATTGATTTTGTTTCAGAGGAGCCGCCGAAAACGATGCCTGTAATCAAAGGCAAGCAACCGGGAAGAAATGATCCTTGCCCTTGTGGTAGCGGTAAGAAATATAAAAACTGCCACGGCAAGTAAGAAATTTAGAATCCGACACCCATAGGTGGGTATGATTTATCCGAAGCCAGTAGGCTGGTCAATGAAGCTGCCGCAAGGCGGCTTTATTGTTGAATACTGATCCAGGAACTGAAAAAACTTGCATAAAATGAGAAAAAAGTTGCACGATATGAAAAAATATGTATATATTTGCCGTGTCTAATACCATCAAAGCGTCAGTGTACCCTTTTGGGAATACTGTATATATAGCTTGAATTTTATTTTAGGAGTCCGCCAAAAGGGTGACCTGCGGCAAACAACTCAACTTGCGTTGGTGGTGTTAGACAGGGCTCCTATTTTTTTTTGTGCTATGTCTAACGCCACTGATTCTAAATTCTCCAGATTTCTTCTGGAAAGCGCCAATGAGGCGATGGATGCTCTCGTCGATGGGGCATCCGAGTATTACAAGTCATTTATCGTTCTGAAGAGGCTCCACGACGACAAGGGTCTTCCTGTCGACGGGCAGCGTATGCAGGAGATGTCGGACCTCATCCAGTCGCTCCGCAAGATGCTCTATGATGAGCGCGCGTCGCTGCAGAGCAAGCTCGCCGCCTTCGAAGACGAGGAGGCGGCAGAGGAGTACATCGCTGAACTCAAGCGGAATGCCGAGGCGGGGAGGACTCCGCAGGAATGAAAGCTCTCGAAACGCTGAAGATGGATGCCGTCGAACTCTTCAAGGGGATGGCTGCCATTGACAATGCGGTCAGTACGGTGAGGTCCATCTGCGACAAGGCCGTCAAGACCGACCGCTGTGAGGTGGAGAAGTTCCTTCCGGACATTCTCAACAATCTTTCCAATGCCCATGCGTCATACAGCGCGCTGGCATCCATCCTGCTGAGCGTCGATGCCTATCGTATTGTCGGCGGGAATCCTGAAAATGACGGGGAGGCGGATTATGAGGACTGAAGTGTCTGACAGGCTTTTCAGCCTTCTTCTGGGTCTCAGGCAATGCTCCCAGCAGCTGCACCTCATCCGTTCGTCGATGAGTGCCGCCGAGCTCTCGTCTTCCAGGAACGAGGAGACTCTCGACCTCATCCGCCAGGGGCTGTATGAATCGTCTTCATTTGTGGCGGACATCATTTTTTCATCCTTTAATTCAGAATCGAAATGACAAGAATATTGAACTATGAGCAGGCGCATGCCTTCGATACGGCCGTGAGCCTCTTCGACGTGAGGGAACACGTTACCATCAAGTTGGTTGGACTCCAGAATGGGGCCAACAAGGCGGTGATTCTGCCTCACAGCCATTATGAATACAAGTTGCGCCGTATGGCCAAGAACAGGGAAATCCCTTTGAAACTTCCTGGATATATGGTCATTGACAGCGACGGCAAGCCTGCCGCCATCTGCTACTTTATACCGCATTGCTGAAGCGGGATGTGGATTATCGTTCGGCCCTGTCCTTTCGAGGACGGGGCTTTTTCTTTTCCTTTGCCGAAAATTGTATTGCCATGCTTTCAGATGAATTCCGAAACGACCTGCAGAAGGTCCTGTCCACCCAGTCCTCCGCCCTTCTTGCGAAGCAGAATGCCATCGCGGCCACTTCCCTGCAGAACCGCAGCGGACATCTGGCCGCGTCTTTCCGGAAGAAGCCGTCCGTCACCTGCAGCGGCGTGACGGTGTCCTACCCGAAATATATCCGTTTCATCGACATGAAGTACGGCCCTGGAGGGAAGCGGAAGAAGAAGGTTCCCATCTATAACCGGCAGGTGTACGGATACCTGGTCGGCGGGGTGCGCCGTTGGCTGAACAGGGTCATCCCGGCTCTCATGATCCGTGCCATCGACGGGACGATTTCCGGACGGAAAGTGTGAATTTTCTGTCCTTTGCCGGCACCTGCCGTTTGGCTACTTTCGTGAAAAATTCGATATATGGCAGGAATAAAGAATGAGATAGTCAAGTTCATCGCTGACGTGGAGCTGGATCCGCAGCAGGCTGCGCAATACCAGAAGAGTCTTGAGGACTGCGAGAAGTCCGCCGACGCTCTGCGCAAGTCCATCGCGGACACTACCGCGAAGATGGAGGCGATGCGTGATGCCGGGCAGGAGTCCACATCACAGTATGCGGCGCTGAAGAAGTCCCTCGAAGCGGACTCCAAGGCCCTGAAGGAAGCCGGGAAGAATGCCGACAAGTATGCCGAGGCCCTCGGTATCGGGTCGATGTCCCTCTCTCAGCTGCAGAAGCACGCGAAGCAGTGCCGGCAGGCATTGGCCAATACCCACAAGGAGGCGAACCCGAAGGTCTGGGCGAAGTACAATGATGAGCTGAAGAAGACCGAGGAGCGTATCCGTGAAGTGAAGTCCGGAGGCGAGAAGACGGGCAAGGCGATGAAGGGGCTCGGTGCCCAGATTGCGGGTGGATTCACGGTCGGCTCGCTGGCGGTGAAGGCTTTCGATGCTGCGGTCAACCTGGTGAAGAAAGGGTTCGACGCCTTCACCAAGGCCACGCAGGTCTGGGGAGACCGCTGGGCCATCGTCACCGACATGGTGAACGCCGGCTGGCAGCAGTTCATCGCCAATATCGGGCAGGGCTCGAACGTGGTGAAGGGCTCCATCAAGGAAGCGATGCGTGCGGCCAAGGAGGCGGCCCAGCTGCGTGACGAGCTGTTCGAGCGGACCAACTCCTTCAAGATGATGGAATCCGATGCGAGGGTTTACATAAACACACAGACGGAGATCGCCAACAACTCCAGCAAGTCCGCCAAGGAGAGGATGGATGCCCTGGACAATATCATTGCCAAGGAGCAGGAGCTGGCCGAGACGAAGAAGTCTCTTGCTGAGCAGGAGAGGACGGCCGCCATCGAGATGCTCCGCTCGCGCACGTCGATGACTGACGAGGAACTCAAGTTCGTCATTGACAATTATGAGGGCAACCGCGACCTCATCACACAGGCAGGCGAATACAATGAGCTCCTGGAGAAGAGGTCATCAATTATGGCCAATTTCAAATATGCGAACAACCAGGTGACTGTCGAGGCTAACGCCAAGGCTCTGGAGGAGGTGGACAAGCAGCTCAAGGGCTGGGATGAAACTATCGTCGAGGCTGCCCGTCTGACCCGTCAGTACAATCTTGCCAATGATGATCTCGTGAATTCGTATGTCAATGCGACGCTTGCCTTCAAGCAGGCTGACGAGGAACTGACGGCTGCTTCGGCGGCACAGGCAAGGAAGCGGGGAACACTCCAGAACCAGATTGACGCTGATGAGGCGGCCAAGAGGAACAAGTCATGCCAGGACCGCATAAATGCCGCGCAGTCCGCCTATGACAAGGAGATGCTTCTTCTGAAGCAGCAGCTTGCCGCCAGGCAGATGACCGAGACTGAGTACAATGTCCGGAGCCAGGCCGCTGAAATCAGTATGCTCAACGCCAAGATTGCCATAAACCAGTCTTATGGCAAGGATGTCACCGACCTGCAGACGAAGATTGCCGACAAGCAGCTGGCTTCCCAGAAGGCCATCAGGCAGGCGCTTGAGAAGAACTCCTCCGAGTTCACCCAGATGCTGAAGAAGATGAATGCCGATGCGGAGGCGGAGGCTGACAAGCTCGTAGAGTCGTTGACTGCCGAGACGGCAGCCGAGATGGAGGCCCTTCTGGATTCTCTTCCGGAGGATGTCGATATCGTGAAGAAGATCAGCCGGCTTGTCGATAAGGAGAACGACACCGAGCCGGTCAGCAGGAAGGGGAAGCGGGCCAAGGCGGAGGATACGCACAAGTCGGAACTGGCGGATCTGGAAGATCTGCACGAACTCCAGCTCATTTCAGAGGAGGAGTATCTTGCGAGAAAGAAGCAACTCAATGAGGACTATGCCAAGGCTGTGGCCGGGATAAATCTTCAGACCTGGCAGAATTCCCTGGATACGGCCAATCAGTTCCTGGATGCTGCCGGGAATATGGTCAATTCCCTGCGTGATGCCGAACTGAACAAGCTTGAGGCCCAGATGCAGGCGGAGTTGACGGCCGCCGGTGACAATGCCGAGGAGAAGGAGCGCATCGAGTCGGAATATGAGCAGAAGAAGCTCGACACCCAGAAGAAATATGCGGATGTGGACATGGCCATCAATATCGCCAAGACTATTGCTGCAGGAGCTCTCGCGGCCATCCAGTCCTTTGCCCAGCTCGGCCCTATCGCCGGCGCCGTCATGGCGGGCGTCATAGCGGCCACGACAGCCGCTGAGGTGGCCAGCATAGTCCAGCAGCGCAATGCCATCAAGAACCAGACTGTAGGTGCCTCGGGGAATTCTTCCTCGTCTTCCGGTGTGGTCCAGACGCGTGAGGTCACGGGATACGCCGACGGAGGCTATACCGGACGCGGTGGGCGGTATGAGCCTGCCGGGATTGTCCATCGCGGCGAGTATGTCGTCGCCCAGCCGGAACTACGGGATCCGTCGGTGGCAAGGGAAATCGCACGTATCGAGAGGAAGCGCCTGTCGAGGCTCAGGGGCAAGTCCCCGTCCGTTCCGGGATTCGCCGAGGGCGGCTATACGTCAGGCGGCACGACATTGCCGGCCAATGCCTTTGAAGTCCTGCATGACATCTATTCCCTCCTGCGTGGCTACTTCGCCCAGACGCCTGTGGCCTATGTCGTCCTCTCGCAGCTCCAGGCTCAGGAGGACTATCAGAAGAGGGTCAAATCCAAAATCTCATTGTAATGGTAAGAATATATACAGAGGCTGGGGAGTTCAGCCTTCCGGAGGATTTCTCGATTGAGATTGAAATCAGCAATCCGATGCTGTCGTCTGACGGCAGCGCCTCCATTCCTTTCACGGTTCCGGCCACTCCCGGGAACCTCGTGGCCGCCGGGCGTCCTGACCTGCTTTCGAGGATGTATTCTTTCCGGAACGGGGTCGAGTGCATCGTCCAGTATGGGGCATTCCAGATTCAGGGCAATCTGATGATTTCGTCCTGTACTGCAGATGAAATCGGCGGTGTCATTTCATTCTGCCAGAGCAAGGCATACTCTTCCGACAAGGACAGGAGCCTGAAGAACATACTGTCCGAGATGACGTATTATTTCGGGCAGACGAATCTGGAGACCTGTGTCGGCCTCATCAATGATTCCATGACCACCAAGGAGACGCAGCAGTGGTTTGACAGGCACGAGCTGGTGGCGCTGCCCGCACGCTGCAAGATTGCCGAGGGCATAGAAATAGTGCTGAACGCGCTGGAAGACACCTCTGATGAATATGGCGAGTCTTTCGGCTCATTGGTCTACAAGGCCAGAAGCTACAAGTCTGGAGATTTGACCGTGAATGTGCCGGACGGCTATGGGGTGGCGGTGTTCCCGTATCTCTGTTATATCATCCGTGCCATACTGTCCGCGCTTGGCTATAAGGTGACGCACAATGATTTCGATTCGAAGCCTTACGAGGACCTGGTCCTGCTCCATCCGTGCGCTGACCTCATCTGCCATGGGGGCAATGTCTATCTGCGCGACTTCGTGCCCGACATTACTTTCGGGGAATTCCTGACGTGGCTTGAGGATAAATTCGGGGCTTATGTCAATGTCGATGGCGATACTGCAGGCGTGTATATAATGGATGAGGTGCTCGATGAGGGCCCGGCGGTGGACGTCACAGGCTATATCCAGGAGGACGAGGCGTTCGAGATTCCGGACGCTGCTGCAGTAAGGCTCTCTGCCGACACATCCATTGACGGGGCTGCTCCGGTGGCTGCCACTTATACGGAGCTGATGAACAAGTTCAGGAAGTACACTAAGGTGGACACGGTTATGGGTATCGGCAATACTGCCGGCCTGTACTATGCCGAGGCCACGGGGGATTTCTGGCAGGTGACGAACGGCACCCGTGTCAGGTTGGGCACTGATGCCTTTACCGTCTCAGGCTGTTTTTATTCGGAGTCGGAGAAGGAGAAGAAGCCTTCTGATAAGGCACTGAGGCACGACTATCACTATCATTACAAGCCTTCGCCTGTCATCCCGTTCATCGGCGATGCCGTGCACTACCATACGGCCATACAGGGGCAGGAAGAGAAGCAGGAACATCCGTTGATGGTGTGCTGGGCTTATTATGACAAATACTGGATGGGCACGGCCACCGGCTGGACTGGACATGCTGACAGATATCCGAGCCTTTCTCCGCACGGACTTTTCGCCAAGTTCTGGCGGAAATACAATACGCTTCTGCTCAACGGCGCTCCTGAGGTGTCGGTGACGCTGAATCTTCCCGTCAAGGTCCTGCAGGACTTGAATGTCTGCCGTCCTGTTCTTTATAAGGGGGTCCGTGCGCTCGTCAAGTCGCTCAAATATAGTATTTCAGATCACGGCATCGCTTTCGGGGAAGCAAAGCTCTGGATTCTTCCGGAGATTGAGAACCCGACCGACTGCCAGCCAATAACAATGTAATATGATAGAGACAAGTTATCCAGGTATAAGCTGGCTTCCGAAGTTGACGCCGCTTGAGATTAACACCGAGCCGGAGAACCGTCCGGAGGTGAGCATATATGAACTGCTCCGGCAGCAGAGCCTTTTCGTCGGTAAGTTGTGGCCGGATTTTTCCGGGACGCTGTTCATTGACCTCAAACCGTTGATCAAGGATTTGTTCGTGCCGTCGGTTCCGTCAGAGGTGCCGGCCAATCAGACGAATTATGTTTCCCTGAAGATGAGGTCCGACGACGATGCCGCCGACAAGTATGTCTATGCGGACGTGAACCTGTTTTCGGAGGATTCGCTGTCAAGGATGAGCGACGCGGACGAGTTGACGGTCCCTGAGGATTACATTCTTCCGATCGCTTATCCGGATGATGATGCCATCATGTCTGCGTTCATCGAGACCAGGTCCGGCAAGATAGACATCAAGGACAGCATTGTTTTCGGCTCCGGTGACTGTACTGGCCAGTATGCCATGCTGAAGCCGATATCTGCATTGCATTTGGCGGGGGATGACACTTTCAGGGTACGGATATCGACGGACAATGCTCCTGACCTCCGCTCCCCTGTATATCACATCACATCCCGTCCGATGGAGCAATATCTGTTCTATAACCGTCTCGGGGGCTGGGATAACATAGCTATGGGCGGCCGCAGGACAGTCACGCCCGAGATGGATTTCAGCAATCATCTGGAGAACGGGTTGCGCAAGCAGACGCAGTGCAAGGTCACGCGCAAGTATATGCAGAATTCCGGCTGGATGACATTGGCTTCGGCTGAGGCTCTGGTCGCCCTCCTGTCCTCTCCGGCGGTGTATCATCTTGTCGGTGGGGTCTGGCGCCAGATTGTCGTCGTGTCCACGGATATAGTCATTGAGGATGATGCCTCCCAGCATAGCCTTTCATTTACTTACAGTTATTCAGAAGAAGATTGATATGGAAAAGATTACACGCTTTGGAATCTTGATGGACAGTGACATCAAGATTGAGGTGATACTGAGCAATCTCCCGGTCGGAAAGACTATGGCCGACATTGATTTCAGTGTCGTTTTCTCTACGGCAAACGGGAGTCTCCCGCTGGCGAAGAAGGACCTTTACACTATTGTTGACGGGGACGATACCAGGTATGTCGCCTGTTTCAACTCGTCGAAGGTCGGCAAGGGTGACGTCATCATGACCGTCACGGCCAATATCCCGGATGAAGGCTTCGAAGGGGGCTTCCGGAAGGATGTCGTGAAGGCTGACACAAAGGTTACAGTGCTATGAGGGCGTCGGCTGTCATACCATACAGGCAGGTCGCTGTCTCCGTCTCCGTACTTACGACGGGGGCGGAGGCCCGTCTGCTGATCCGTCAGCCGCAGCTGGGGACATCGACGCATCGTCAGATAATGGCCATCGCGTCTGTATTGCTTGGCTTGTGTCTGGTTCTGGCGTGTCCGGAGCAGACTGCCGTGTGCGCCAGATACATCGAGGAGATCAGCCTTGACGGCGGGGTCCTCACTTCCAATTTCATAACAAACGACGGCCTGTTCCTGCTGACGGCTGACGGCCGTATATTTTTCGTCAGACAATGAAAGAACCATATAGGAGTCAATTTACAGGGTCTGAGATAGACCAGATCCTGTCCGAAGCCGTACCGCACGTCAATGTCAACCCTGCCGGTTACAAGAAGCTTGTTTCTTTCGGGAAGGTGCTTCCTGACGTGTGGTATTGCGTCTATTCGGACGCGCAGTTCCTCGAACTTGAGGCGATATACATCGGCGAGAATCTTCTTATCAATGTCAAGGATCGTTATGAGGGGCTGATGAAGGAGGAGCAGCTTACAGAGGAGGAGTATCTGAAGTTGCGGGCCGACCGCAAGATAGTTCCGGGGACGTGGTATTCCATCTATAGTGACTATGCTCACAAGAACCTCACGGCCGTGTATAATGGCAACAAACTCATTCTGAAGGGCAATGATAAAGGGTCTTCAGGCTTCCCGTACACATTCCCCATTACTTTTTAACAATTATAAATTATGGCAACAGATTTATCATCAATCACCGAGAAATTCGAGAATGGCGGCACCGATGAGAGTGGGGTGTTGACCGCCGATGAGTTCAACCTTCTGCTGAAGGCCATCAAGGAGAACCAGGGTGGCATCAAGAAGATCATCAGGAACAATGTCGAATATGTTCCTGACGCCAACGGTACTGTCAAGATGACTATCCTTTCGGACAGTGACCTGCCGTCTGTCCGTCTTCAGACGACTGACAGCCGCACGGCCATCATATCCACCGACGGCACTGTCAAATTACATTTGAGGTACACTTCCGTATATACCAAGAACGGAATATCGGAGGACTCCGGCCACGACGGTCTTCTGGTAATACAGCGGAAGACGGCTTCCGACAGCGACTGGCTCAATGTGGCTTCAATCTCCATGACACCGTCTCCTTTCGAGGACGAGGACGCATACCAGGAGATTGATGTCAGTGATTACCTGCTTGACGGGGACCAGCAGCTCAGGATGGTGGTGACGGATGTCGAGATGAACGTGTCGTCATCGTATCTGACGTTTGCGTCGGTGGTCAAGACCCGTCTGGCGCTTGATTTCATATCCAACTGGCAGAATGCTGTCGATGGCGGGGCTGGGGCTTCGACCATCCTTTCATACGTCCTGTATGGCGCCGTGGAGAAGGACCTGCATCTGAAGATATCCGGAAAGACATCTTCAGGGGCAGATGCGACGCGTGAGATTGTTCTTACTAATGCCACGATCGCCGGCTATACAGGCACCTCCAATCCGTTCCATTATACGCTTGAGGATTCTGCCGGCGAGCCGTGCAAGGTGCTTTCGGTTCATGGCGTCCATAGTATCGAGGCCTGGCTGGAAGTGGTGGCGGATTCTTCCATACAGTCAGAGCACGTCACATCGCAGATATTCGTCAATGCGGACCCGGATGACGGGAAGAGTTACCTGCTCCTGCAGAAGGTGGCCAAGACGGTGACGAACTATGTCACGACCGATATCCTGGAGTATGGAGTCTTTACTCCGGACGGGGCTTCAATCCCGCTGGATTTCTCCGTCGGCAATTATTCCGGCGACACAGCATATTTGAGGTATTCTACCGTGGCCACACCTGGCGTCCAGTACAAGCTGCACAACACCGTTGAGATCGAGGGGGATTCTTCAGACAGCATCACCGCATATTTGCGCGTTGATTCTGATGGCCGTGACATGCTGACCCCATCCATCGGTTCCGAGCTGTACGCGATTCAGGTGGACAACAAGGAGAATTTCGCACCTACGTCAGGCGCGGACTTCTTCATGAACCCGAAGGTGAGGAACAATTCCGAGGACAACCCTGCCACGATTCAGAACTCCGCCCAGGGTAATGCTGCCGTAGGTGCGGCATTCAATGGGTTCGGTTTCGTGAATGACGGTTGGGTGACGGATTCTGACGGGCAGCGCTGCCTCAGGATTCTTGCCGGCCAGAGTCTGGATATCTCTTACGAGGCGTTTCAGGCGTACATTGATGCGGGGAAGAAATATAACAACCAGAAGGCATCTGTCACCATCGAGCTGGACTTCACGGTCAGGAACGTGACCAATGAGGAGGACCCTATACTGAAGATCTGTTCATATCTTGCCGCTGACGGTCTTCCGCTCGGTCTGGAGCTTCGGCCGTTGGAGGGAGTGTTTATGACGCGTTCCCAGAGGACCGAAGGACAGCAGAATTTTGCTTGGTCTGAGGGCAAGAGGACCCATCTGGCCATAAACTGTTATTATAACCTCGGGGCTGCAGGAACCAACGAGACGCAGGTGTCTTATGTCAGGATTTTCGTCAACGGCGGCATCGAGAGGGAATTCCTTTTCGACCATAACCGTTCGAATGAGTTCTGGCAGAATGATGAGGCGGGCAATCCGTCCTCGCTCGGTATCCGGATAGGGCAGGATGGGGCAGACATTGACATCTACGGCATCCGTGTGTATCAGAAGTCGCTTTCATCCCAGGACATCCAGCAGAACCGTGTCAGCGTATTGCCTACGGCAGCCGAAAAGCTGGTATTCAAGAGGGAGAACGATATCCTCCAGGATGGTGCCATCTCATACGCCAAGGCAGCGGCCAAGTATAATGTGGCCGTATGGTATGGTTACAATGTCTCCGGTCACAATGCCGACACGAAAGCGGACAAGAAGGGCAGCCTGTATGTCCAGATGCGTGATGATTCCGGGGCCATCGACAAGGCCCATTCAGGCAATCTTACCGGCTTGAACCAGAAAGGTCAAGGTTCGACTTCCAGGCAATACTATGAATGGAATCCTCAATTCCAATGGAAGAGCGCCGAGGGCTCTTTCGTGGATCTCAACGGGGTGGACCATGGTCAGAAATACCAGCTTATGGATGGAGTGCCATGGGCGAAGAAGCTTGTCGGGAAAATCAATTACGCCTCTTCGATGCAGAGTCACAAACAAGGTGCCTGCGAACTGTACAATGACCTCTTCAGACGCATCGTCACGGACTGGTCCGTCAATAAGGAGGAAGGGTTTGAGGACACGAGGGTGGCAATTATTGAGCGGCCACTGCTGTACTTCGTGCAGACTCCGGATGATACGCAGCCGGTATTCCAGGGGTTGATGACTTTCGGCCCTGGTAAGGCGGACAAACCTACTTGGGGCTATGACAAGAAGGTATTTCCGGACATGTGCATGATGGAGGGTTCTGACAACAACTTCCCGCTCACCGATTGTCGTGTACCGTGGGATGAATCCGTGAAGTACAATGCCGATGAGTAATACTTTGAGTATAACGGTGAAGGCAACATTGACTTCGATATGGGCCGCACCCATGAGGTGGATGACGGGGCAGGCGGCACTTCCGATGTTCCGGATGATGATATCGTGGAGTTCTACCGCAAGGCCTGGAACTGGAACTACAGATGGAACTGTCTCATCAATTTCTATGACGGTACTGTCGAGGATCTGAAGGCGGACAAGTCTGCCAATACGAAGATGGCCTACTGGGTGACCAAGAGCTCTGACGGCGCAAAACAGTTCGACCTCTTCAGAATTGACTACAAGGGGAAGGACGAGTCGAACAATGATATCCTCGAATGGGTTCCTGCTTCTTTAGAGAAGAAAGACGGCCAGTGGCAGACATTGAACCTGATGGAGGATACTCCGGTGGCCAATACGGCCATCTGGTCGGAGATGAACGATGAATTCATCGCGGCAAGGGCTGCCAGGTGGAAGGCGGGCATCGCGGACTACTGGTCAGTGAAGTCGATTCAGTTCTACCAGATGTTCATCAAGCTTCTTGCCGGCACGGATAACCGCTCGAAGAATACGTACTATGTCCTGGATCCGAAGACGCACAAACTGCATCTTCATTCCGATGACCTGGACACCATCTTCAAGACGAACAATACTGGCTGGCAGCTTAAACCTTACTGGCTTGAGGAAAGGGATGCGGACGCTGCGGGAAATACATACTGGGAGGGCCAGTACAATGTCTTCTACGATCTCGTCGAGAAGGCGTATGCTGACGCCTTGCCGCAGATGATGAAGACGGTTCTGACGACAATGGCCGGTCTCGTGGGTTCCGGCCAGAAGGACAAGTACGGCAATCTTATACCGCAGACTCCGGAAGGATGTATTCAGAAATACTTCTTCTGGATCCAGGAGTATTTCCCTGCCACGGCATACAATGAGACCGCCCGCATCCGTTATGAGGCGGCGCAGCTCGCCGTGGCTAAGGGTGATTTTGTTTCGCCTTCAGGAATCAATCCTATCACGCAGAGCCTCGGCGCGCAGTTGGAGAGTGAGCGGCAGTATATCAAGCGCAGGATGATTTATCTGTCATCGTTCGCCGCCTATGGGGAATTTGATGCCGGTACGACGACCGGAGCATTGTCCATCCGAGGAATGAAGACTGTCGAGGGGGCTGACGCGCCGATGGTTCTGACGATCAAGACGCATCAGTGGCTGTATCCGACGGGTGCAACCGGCCAGTCGCTGGTGAATCCTCACGTCCGTCTGGCACCAGGAGGTCGTCTTGTTGATAAGAATGGCCAGCCGTATGGGGATGAGGGATATGCCTTCAATATAGGAACTATCGTTGGTGACACGTCCTGCAAACTTTCAGGGATTAACTATATGAGCAGTATCGGCAATGTGTCTGCATTGTCTGTGAACCCGGCGTATGCCTTCACTGTCTCCGGCGAACGTTTGACGGAATTCATTGCGGAGCCTGCGGAAGGTGCGACTGCCCAGTTCCGTCCGTCTAACCTTCAGGTTACAGCTCCGAATTTGAGGTCCTTATCTATAAAGGGGTGCTCTCTGATTTCCGGGGAACTTTCATTGTCTGGACAGACCAGACTCCAGACTGTCGATGTGAGGGATTCGGGCGTCGTCAGCGTTGTCCTCCCGGAATCTGAAACAGTGAAGACTGTTCATTTGAATTCCAGATTGAACGAACTCCGGTTGTCGAATGTCAGGAACTTGTCCACTTTGACAATGCAGGGGTATTCTTTCCTCAGCCAAATCCAATTCCTGAAGAATCACGGTACATTTGACTCGCTTGCCTTCCTGAATGGTTGCTTTGCTGCAGGTGCTCCGGTGACAATTCTCCAGGCTGAGGGCATACGCTGGCCGAATATGCAGCCGTCAGTGATGGAATGGATTACCAACATCACCAACTGCCGCCTGTCCGGAGAGATATCTGTGGTTGGTAATACTTCTGCCGTGACATTCGAGATGAAGCGCATGATGCTGAAGAAGTGGGGAAATGTCGATACCGGAGCTGATGGCCTCCTCATTACATACCCGCTTCGCGAAATTGTCAATTCATTGATTTCGGGGCCTGACACATTGGCTAAGGCCGGCTCGTATGACTACAAGATCACTCCGGCCACTCAGGGAGGAATATCCACGGCTTTGGGTAACAATTTCAAGAGCATCTCGTGGAATCTCAGTCAGAACCCGTATGCGTTTATCGATGGGGAGGGTGTTGTCAAGGCTGTTTCTGTTGGTGCTGAGCTTGAGGATGGCTCCGGCCCTGAAGCTACGTTGACCTGTACTATCGCACTGCTTGACGGGAAGGTAGTCACGGCCACCAAGATTTTGAGGCTGTACGACCGTTCCGCGAGAGTGGGTGATTATGTCTTCTATGACGGAACCTATTCGGACAAGTTTGACGGCACGAAGTCATGTATCGGCACCTGCTTCTACATTGATCCGGAAGATCCGACACATCGCTTGGCGGTGGGGTTGGAGAACTTTCCGGCCGTTCCGTGGGGATTGTTCTCCCACAAGGACTATCCGGATGTCTCTATTGACGGGATTGAACTGGAAAGCGGATACGATGCCTATGATACGCCGATGAAGAATATCTACACATCTGGCCTCGTAGCAAACGAGGAAGGTGGGGAGGACGGTTATCTGTCGGATGCGACGTACAGGGATGAGTCCGAATTGGGAGACAAGGACGGATTCCGTAAAATGGCCGCTGATACGGCTTGCTCACTTATCGGGTGGATTGAGCTTACCAAAGACTTGCTCGGCCATAAGAAGGGGGAAAAGATGCCTTGGGGTATGTACCAGACGCTTGAGGTAATCAATCACCGCGATAGGGTGCTGCTTGAGACCAGCCATGAAGTTCCGGCGGCCACTCAGGACAAGACGGAACTTCAGGTCCTCGATTCTTTGCTTGATGCGATTGTTGTAGAGGGCGGAGCACAGAAGTACAAACAGTTCTATTATCCTATGGCGTCGCGTGTATATGCTTGGCAGCCGACGCTTTTGCGGCCGAACGAGGTGCTTGCGGACAAGTTCAAATCCCATAACTGGTTTTTGCCTTCAGAAGGCGAACTTGCACGTATCGCCTGGTACTATATGAATGGTGTTGCAGGCGGAGAACATGGCATATTCAAGAATGCTATTGCCGACGGTATTATGAAGGATTTTGGAGCCAGCTGGTTTGGTTCTTCGTCGGAGT